TTAGGCAACTATGCAAGGCTTGCAGTTGAAAGACATTTAGCTGATTTAAAAAATAACGATTGGGAGTATGTGTTTTCAGAGGAGAAGGCAACCAGGGCTTTCTCCTTTATTTCTGCACTCCGACATACTAAGGGCGAGTTTGCCGGGCAGCGGTTTAACATCCAACCTTTCCAAGAGTTTTTTATTAAAGTATTATTTGGATGGCAGAAAAAGACTGGAGGCAGACGATTCCGCAAGGCTTACCTTGAGATTGCAAGGAAAAATGGTAAGACAGAACTTGCTGCTGCCATTGCGGTATATTGTTTTCTGTTGGACAATGAAACTGGAGCGGAGGTGTATACTGCTGCGACTACAAGAGATCAGGCAAGGATTGCATTTGATACGGCAAAAGTATTTTTAAAGAATTTAAAGAATGATTCAAAGACATTTAACAAGTTAGTTAATGTATTAAAGTACAATTGCAATGTACCTACGACAAATTCTAAATTTGAATCAGTTTCCTCTGATGCCGATACATTAGATGGATTAAATCCCAGTTTTTGTTGCATTGACGAATTTCACGCGCATAAAAATTCAGACGTCATAAACGTAATGGAAACTGGTATGGGTTCAAGAATACAACCATTACTGCTGATTACTACCACCGCTGGCTTTAATCGGGAAAGTCCTTGTTATTTGTATAGGAAGGTAATGATTGATATTTTGGAAAATAGAAAGGTAGATGAATCTGTATTTCCTTTGTTGTTTTGCTTAGATGAAGGAGATGATTGGCAGGATAAAAAAAATTGGACGAAATCCAATCCTAATCTTGGCGTTACTCCATACATAAGTTACATGGACGACCAATTTCAAAAAGCATTAAATGAAGGAGCGTCAAAGCAAATACAATTCATGACAAAGAATTTAAACGTATGGACAAGCACCTCTTCTGTTTGGATTTCTCAGTCTTACATTGATGCAACCAGGTTATTTATTGATGATGCAACTTTATATAATAAAAAATGCTTTGCTGGCTTAGATCTTGCCTCCACGCGTGACATCTGCGCACTTGTACTTTGTTTTCCGGTGCAGGAAGGATTATCTAAGCCACATATAAAATCTTATTACTTTTGCCCAGAGGACAATGTGAGAGAGCGATCGCTTAGTGATGGTGTACCGTATCTGCAATGGCAGCAAGATGGACACTTAACAATGACAGATGGTAATGTAACCGATTACGATTACATAAAGAATAAGGTAATTGAAATAACGGCTAAATATAAAATAGAGTGCATTTGTTTTGACCGATGGAATGCCTCCCAGCTTGTTATCCAGTTGACAAACGATGGAGCAACCATGAAACCATTCGGGCAAGGTTTTATTTCTATGTCTGCACCAACCAAGGAAGTAGAAAAGTTGTTTTTATCTCATGAAATTACACATGATGGTAATCCAGTGTTAGAGTGGATGATGAGTAATGTTATTTTGCGGTTAGATCCTGCTGGCAACATAAAAATAGATAAAGCTAAAAGCACTGAAAAAGTGGATGGAGCGGTAGCAATGGTTATGGCTTACGCACAAATAATGCAAGGAGATAGACCAACGATATATGAGGGGAAGGAAAGGGAAGGAGGATTATTGATGTTATAAAATGTACCTAATTAAAATAAAAACCTTTTAATTATGGAGAATTTAATGAGAAAGCACGAGTACGCTAAACAGGTTAGGCAAATTAATTCAACATCCGGTTATTTTCATAGGTTTTATGAATTATCGGGAGAATGTCGTACACATCAGGAGGCATGGCAGAAATTAGAGGAAGAAAGAGAAGAGTTAGGTCTTGATGAAAAATATACGACATATAGTAGTTTTCGTAAAGCTAAAAGTGTTTACATGGAAATTAGATTTGTTTAGTCTGTTACCATGAGTTAAGAATTTCATACTAATCTGGTTTATATTTGCCGCATGGGAATAATTAATACCATGCGGTCTTTTTTTTCTAATACTCGCGCAAGTATAGAGAATCCAAGTACACCTATCAACGGTGATACATTAGGCGCATTGTTTCAAAGGATCTGCAGCTGGTGTTGCGGTAGATGAATATTCTATTATTGGTCTTCCTGCCTTTTACCGAGCGACTCAAATACTTGGAGGTGTTATTGCTTCCTTACCTTTTGATATTATAGAAAAAGGAGAAGATGGTAGTTTAAGAATAGCTAAAGAACATCCAAATTTTAAAATAGTTAGTCGTGAGCCTTCACAATTTTACACAGCTCACACTTTTTATAAGACAATGGTTCTGCATTATTTGAGCCATGGTGTTTTTTACGCTGCTATCAACAGAAATGCAAATAGCCAAAGGATTACAAGTCTTTTGATACTTGATCCTACGCAAATGGAAAGTTACTATAATACCAGAGGCGAGTTACTATTTAAGAATAAAAAGAATAACAAGAAGTATAGTTCAGATAACATCATTCACATACCTAATCTTTCATGGAATGGTATAGATGGTTTTGTTATGCCGGACCTTCACAGAGATAACTACGGCTTAGCTTTAGCAAATAGAAACTATGGTGCTAACTTTTACAAGAATGGCGCACACTTGAATGGAGTGCTAAAGCATCCTGGCAAGTTAACTAATGAGGCATACGAGAGATTAAAATCTTCTTTTAATCGTGCTTTTGGAGGCAGTCAAAATGCTGGAGGCACTGCCATCTTAGAGGAAGGCATGGACTTTCAGAAGGTAGGACTTAATCCTAATGATGCAGCTTTCAATGAAACAAAGAAGGCTACTATTTCCGACATTGCTCGCATAACTGGTGTGCCAGGTGTTTTGTTGGAAGATATGGATAAAGCTACATTTAGCAACATGGAACAATTAAGCCAAATGTTCGTTAACTATACCATTATGCCATTATGTGAGATAATAGAGGCAGAATTTAATAGAAAAATATTCTTTGAAGTCGAGAAAGACAAGTATAGCACTCGTTTTAATCTTGATGGCTTACTTCGTGGCGATGTGGCTGCGAGATCATCATATTATACAACCATGCGTAATGTATTAGCTATGTCACCAAATGAAATTAGGATTAAGGAAAACATGAATCCTTATACCGGTGGAGATAGCTACGAATTGCCTTTAGCATCAAACATAAAAATAGAACCTACGACAGATGCCGTACAGTAATTACCCTCAATCAGCAACCAATGCAGCAAAGAAAGCATTGCAGCATAAAGAAGATAATGGCAGCCAGTGCGGTACAAGTGTAGGCTGGACAAGGGCAAGGCAGTTAAGTGGAAGAGAGGCATTAAGTGACGATGAGGTAATAAGGACATATAGTTTTTTAAGCAGAGCCAAGGTATATGACCAAGGCAAATATTTTGATGAGAATGATAATGAAATATGCGGTTCAATTATGTATGACGCTTGGGGTGGTTCAACTATGTTGCCCTGGGCAGAAAGAACGGCTAATAAAATAATGGACGAAAGGTCAAAAGAAGAAACAATGGAAAAGAGAAGTATAAATTACGAGTTTAGGGCAATGCCTGAATCTCGTACTATTGTAGGCACTGCAACTGTGTTTAATTCTGCCTATGACATGGGTTGGTATGATGAGGAGATGAGTCCTGAAGTATTTGCAAGTGCAGATATGAATGATGTTGTTGCATTGTTTAACCATGATGCTAACATGGTACTTGCCAGGACAAAATCAGGTACATTAAAATTAAATCTTACTGGCAATGCTTTGGAATATTCTTTTGAAGCACCAAATACAACTTTAGGTAATGATTTATTGGAGATGGTAAAAAGAGGAGATGTATATCAAAGTTCATTTGCGTTTAGTGTAGAAAAAGAAGACTGGGAAGAAAAAGGCGGTGGTAAGCCAAAGAGAATTATCCGCAGTATTAAAAAGGTATATGATGTTTCTCCGGTGACTTACCCAGCCAACCCAGACACAATGGTGGCAAAGAGGAGTTATGAGCAAACAACAGGAAAGATTGATGAAGAACTACAAAAAGTGATTGATATATCTGTTAAGTCAGAAATTAATATACAAAACGAGTTACGCAGGAATGCCCTGCATTTACTAAAATTAAAAACAATTTAAAATGAATTCTAAGGAATTAAGAGAAAAGCGGGCTTCCGATTTTGCGATAATGGAAGACCTACAAAAAAGAGCCGCAGCCGAAGGTCGCTTAATGTCATCTGATGAGTTGGCACAGTGGGATCAGGCAGATGCATCTTTTAAAAGTTATACAGACCAGATTTCTCGTTTGGAAAGATGGAATGAAATCAACTCCGAGTCAAGAGGATTAAGTGAAGTTGAGCAGTCAATAGCTGCATTGCCAAGTGACAAAAGAGAGATTGTAAAGTCTCCTGAATATCACTCTGCATTTATGAAGGCTATTGCAAAGAGAGAGTTAAACAACACAGAGCGCGGTTTACTCCGTGAGATGCGTGGTACTGCAACGATTACTACTGCGGAGACTGGCTTGGCAGGTGGTTATGTTATTCCCTACCAATTCTCAAACGAGTTGGAAAGAACAATGGCTTATTATGGACCTATGTTACAAGTTAGCCGTATCATAACTACTCCACAAGCTGGTACATTGTACTGGCCAAAGGTAAATGACACTGGAACAAGTGCTAACTGGCATACAGAGGGAGGAGCGGTAACTGTTCAAGACATGACATTTACTCGCGAAACTTTTGCAGCTCACGTTTGTAACACATTGGTTAAAGTATCTGTTGAATGGGCAAATGACGAGTTTGGTCTATTAAACAGTGAATTACCAATCATGTTAGGCGAGCGTTTAGGTAGAGCGTTGAACACTGCATTTACTACCGGTGATGGCTCTGGTAAACCAACAGGCTTCAGAGATGTTGCACCAAGTGGTGTAGAATCTGCATCTACTGGCGCGTTTACTGCTGCTAACCTTGTTGACCTTGTTCACTCTGTTGACATTGCCTACAGGAATAGCCCATCAACTGCGTTCATGATGCATGACCAGATTTTGAGTGCCGTTAGAAAGTTAAATTACGATAGTGATAAAAATCCATTATTCCAACCATCACTTAGAGAAGGTACGCCTGATAGATTATTGGGCTATAATTTCTTTGTGAACAATGATTTACCATCTGCACAGGCTGCTGATGCAAAGATTATTTTCTTTGGAGATTGGAGCAAATATATTATCCGTGCCGTTGCCAACAATGTGCTTGTGCCATTACGTGAGCGTTTCATGGATGAAATGGAAATAGGTTTCTTGATGTATGCAAGGTATGATGGCAAGTTGCTTAATACTGCTGCAATTAAGCACCTAAAGAATCTGTAATTTCATTGGGGATCTAATCTGGAGGACTTGAAATATAGTCCTCCATTTTAAAATATAAACAAATGGCTTGGAAAGTAACTACTGCACCGGTAAATGAACCTTGGACATTGCAAGAGGTTAAAGATTATTTAAAGATTGATGATTCAAACGAAG